TAGTAGGTGTGCTCATTAGTCCTTGCGTTTGTCCGACGGTAATAGCGTTAGTTAATCCCGTAGTTATGGAAGGTAAAGACGGATCAGTTGTATAAACGTTTTGTGTAAGACTACCAATAATAGGTGCAGAGGATCCAATTCCAGGACCTTGTGGAGTAGCGTTAGGCACATTAAAACCATTAGACGACGTGTACGTTAATGGTGCTGAAGTAATTGAACCCGCTGGAACAGAAGTAACGCTACTGCCAATTCCAGCCATTTTACCCATAGAGGCTAAAAGAGCCATAACAGTTGTAATTTTTGTTTGTAAAGCGTCAAGCTGTTTCATTGTTGCGTCAGAGATAGCGTTAGTTGCTTTTGTGTAGTTATTTTGAGCTGTCTGCAAAGAGTCGGCAAGAGCTTGAGCTGACTTTTGCAAGGCAAGATCCCTGGCGTCCGCAGCTGCTTTGTTAGCTTTATCTAGGGTAACTTGAGCTGCGTCAAGCTGCTTCTGGAATGCGTCTTGTTGCTTATTAAGCGAATCTGTCAAAGCTGCTGAATTATCAGACAGAGCCTTTTGAAGATCTACGCTTACTTGAGCATAAGATTGAGCAAGCTGCTGTGTAGCAAAGCTTGTACCGTCATTCATTTGTTTAGCTAGGTCATTGAGACCGTTTTGAGAAGCGTCTTGAACCTGAGCATAAAGCTGTTTAATTGAATCTTGGGTCTGAGGCGCAGCTGTTAATACGGATTGAGCGAGCGCGTCACCTTGTTTTGGCCCCTGGGCAATAACTTCGTTAATAAAAGATTGGTTATACCCTTGAGCAGCTAACTTTCCAGCGTCCTGTTGAAGCTGTGTAATTTGAGCTAATTGATCTTGGAGACCTGCAACTAGACCACCAGCGCTGCTACCGCCAGAAGTAAAGAGCTTACCGAGGTCGATCTTTGTAGCAGACTCAAAACCGCTGGTCATTACGTTAATAGATTGTTGAATGATCTTTTGCTGGTCGTCTACGGCCTTTTGTTGTAAAGCTACAGCCTTATCAGCATATTGCTGCTTAATGTCAATAATCTTTTGTTCATTATCAGCCGTGGCAGTAGCTACAGCGTCGTCATAGGCTGTTTTATTAGCCAGCATTTTGTCGTTATAGGCGCTTGTAATATCTAAAACTTCTTGAGAATGTTTAGTTTGAGCCGTGGTTACAGCGTCATCATAAGTAGCTTGAGCAGCAGCCATTTTCGTAGCGCGATCGGCAAGAATTGTCTGCTCTTGAGCAATATAAGTTTTAAGTTTTGCTTGATCAGCTTGCATTTTTTTGTCAGCAGCTGCAGCGCCCTTAGCCGTGCTGCCACCTGGAACCAAGCCAGCAATATCTGGTGAAACGCCATTGGTTCCACCCGTAGCTTTAGCTAGTTGGTCAGCGATATTAGGGAACTTAATGTCAATTTTTTTGTTTGACAGAGAGTCAAGCTTGTCTCCAAACTTGCCAATATCCAGAGCTGCGCCATTGACGGCGCTCGCCATACCCTTGAAAGCTCCACCGATAAACGGTAAGTGGCTGGCAGCTTCAATTACTTTGCCGATAGCCCCTACCAGGTAGCCAAAGGCGTCTACAACGAGCTTGAGAGCGTCTACAACTATCTTTCGGAAGGTTTCTGAGGCATTCCATAGTTTAACGAATCCAGCTACTGCTAAACCAATTATTGCAATAATAGCCACAATTTCTCCGTTAGCTACTATCCAGGCCTCAGCTTGAGCATAAAGAGATTTTGTGACATTTACTATGACGGCTAATAAAATTGTGCCAATTACCAGAGCTACAGCTTCTAAAGCTGCTTTATGATCTGCTAACCATTTGAGGGATCCAATAAACCAGCTTTCAAGCTTTGTTAATACTGGGAGAAGGAGAGCTCCAATTTTTTCTTTAAGGTCCTCTGACTGAGCTCCCATAATTTGTAGCTTGCCAGCATAGGTCTCAGCATAGGCAGCAGCTTGACCGCCGATCTTTTGATTAAGTTCGTCAAAAGCTTTAGTAATAGCTTGGTTTTTAGGCAGGTTAGTATCTAAGACAATACCAAACTCACGGAATGCCCTGGCAGCACCAGTTGTACCGCGCGTAAGGACGGTTGCAGCTTGAGCAAGATCTTCGTGCTTGAGGCGAGCGTAATCCGCAGCTACACCCATAAGCCTTTGAGACTCAGTAACTGATCCAGTCGCCGTAATCATCTTTGTTAAAGCTTCGCGGGTATCGTTAGCCTTAAAGCCTAAAGCTTCCATTGAGGTTGTAGATTTTTCAACAGCTTGACGGTTAGCGTCTGTGTTTTGTTTTGCGTTATTCATAGCTACGCCGAGGGCTGCTATAGAAGTTTGAGCGCCCTCAGCTGCTTTTACTGAATCTTTAAGAAATCCCTCGAATACCTGAATACCCTTTTGGATTTCTGAGCTGGCAAAAGTACCGAGCATAACGCTCTTGAGATTAGTGAACTTACTAGCTGTCGCCTCAGCTGCAGCCGAAATACTTTTAATGCTGGTGGTCGCTTGATTGACACCAGCCTGGACCCCAGAGGTTTCAAGATTGACGGTGATATTTAGTGGAGGGATCTCACCTGCCATTGACTATCCCCCTAAAGGCCTATAAGCGTAAGCAAGAATCTGACTGAGCTGACCTGACGTAACAAGAGTTGTCAAAGCAGGCTCCATATAAGGATATTTTACCCCACTTGTCCACTTGCCACCGCCGAGTTCAAGTTGTCTGGCATAAACAGCACCAGCTCCGACCTCAGCTGTATAAGTACCAAAACCTCTGCGACCAGAAGAATATGTCATAGAAGTTAAAAGAGTTCCCGTACCTCTGTTAGGACCGTTATTAGATCCGATATGAGGACCGTATTTGTAATACTGCTTGCCTGCGTTTGGTCCGCGCGTGACCGTCATACGCACTGGAGGATTAGGAGCTGAATCAGCATTTGTTTTAGCGTTGATATACGCCTGGCGAGCTATTAAGCCCATAGCGTTACCGCTAGCTTGATCAAAGCGATTAAGCCAGCGCTGCATACCAGCTTGAAACTCAGAAAAATTGTCAGCCACTACGGTTATTCGCTTTCTCTATCTGCTCGCTTTTTACTTCTTCTAGGGTATCAGCGATAGCTAGTAGCCAGTCGGACTTGCCAGCTGGTAGATCATCTACCTGATCTGGAGTCCAGCCAAAACGATCTGCGAACTTAAAATACCGCCACTCTTCATCTGGATAATCCATATCCTCGTGGCGTTGAAAGCCCTGGAGTCTTGACTTTAGGCGTTGGAGCTTTCTGTAGGCGCTTTTGGGTCTTTTTCAGTTTCCTCAGTCTTAACTAGGGCAGGAAATAGAACTGCGCTAACTTCTTCTGAAGCTTTTACAAGAGCGTCATAATCTGCAATTTCTAGCTCTTCTAATGACTCGGGCTTAACAGAAGGAATAATTAGGTCGTAGGACCATTCTTCAACGATTGTAGAGATAAGAGCTTCACTGAATGCTAGACCTTTAGCAATATCGCCAGTGAGACCGTCGCCAGCTTTGATCACACGGTTGCGATCCTTGACTCTAAGAGTAGCTGGATCTTTAATTGTGACGGTAGCTCCAGAGGGGAGCGAAATCTTCTTACTTGCCATTTTTGCCTCCTATAGGTTTCCTCATATCTTAGAGGATAAAAGCCGAGTAGGGGAATCGGCGAGGCAAAATCTAGCCGTGTTCCCCTACTCGATATTAGGGTTTATAGGTAAGCAGTAGTTACAGCGTTTTTAATAACCCACTTGATAGGTGAGTATCCGACTGTTCCAGAATCTGTGAGGTTACCTTGAGCGTTGATATCAACGAGAACTTCTACGAAATCCTTTGAGCGTTCGATAACAGCGAGTGTGTATGCACCCTTTGTAACGGTAGCTTGGATTTGAGTCTGTGAAGCGCCTGAGCCTTGAGTCCAGTTGAACACAAGAGCTGGTTGAGTATTTGTGAGGTAGTTTGTGAGCTGTGCGTCAGCTTCCATAAGGAAAGTGACCTTGCCTGTGACTTCAAGAGCTCCTACGAATACCTGGTAAGGATTTTGGGTATTTCCGATACCAAAGATAGGAGTTACTGGACGCTTCATATCTATATTTCCAGTAGTCGCGTTAGAGACCTGGGTTCCAGCTACTGAAACTGTGCCGTACCAAACAGGGGTAGGTAGGACGGTTGAGAAGCTAGGAGTAGGAGTTGAAGCTGTAGCTGAAAGCCAGCCAGTAGCCTTTGCGTCGTATTCAAGAAGTCCCTCAGCTGTGAACTTGAGAGAGAAATCGTGGAATTGCTGTCCAGCATAAGCGCGAACGTTAGCTGAATAGAAGTCAGTGATTGTGAAGGCAGCTGGTTGAGCGTCTGCAGCTGCTGTGGCTGAGTTTTTAAGAGCAATAGTGTGGACGTACGGTGCTGAGCCTGAAACTACATCTTCACCGAGAAGTCCTGCGATTGGATAGCCGATTGTGTCCGCAAAAGCTGCTCCACTAAAGTCGAATGTAGAGTTTCCGCGACCTTGAATGTAGTTGTAATTCTTAACGAGTGATCCACGTAGACCCTCATCATAGAGAGCTCCGTACTTATCAACTGGCTTGAGGGTAGAAGCTAGGACAGGGATAAATACAGTCGGTGTAACTGGTGTTCCCTTTGTTGTCTCTTTAGCAATACCTACGTACGAACGGTGTGTATTTTGTACTGACATTTACTCACGCTCCTTGCGTTGTAGCAGACGGGGCTGCTGGTGTCGGTGCAGCTGCAGCTGCTTTTTTAATTGCTGTTGCAGGAGTTACGTCGGCTGCCGTGAAATCTGCTGGAGCCTCAAACGTGTCGCCTGGTTTTACTGTCAGTACAAGCGTAGGAAACTCACGATCGCCGTCGCCTGTGTAGGTGTAGCTTGCCATTTTTCTCCTATGCCTGGATCATTTCAGTTACATCAAAACGAATCTCTGCGAAAGTTTCAGTAGCGCCGTTGTCTGACGTTATAGGCTCTCCGTAAAGAGTATCTATCGCAGGCTCGGCACCCTGCCACACCAGATTTCCAGTCGTATCACCGAATCTATGATCTGCTCGCAGCGTTGCCTTAATGTTGTCTATAAGTGTATCAAAATCTGTCATAGCGTCCTCGGCGTCTCTCTGCATTGAATGGTGAAAGACCTGTAGAACGAC